CTTTTACAAAACCTAATTCTCTTTTTGCGCTGGTTTGTATACTACGCATATACAGTGGCAAATATTCACGTTCAGTTTCTCCGAGCTGTTTTAGTCGATATTGCCAATTTGTAACACTGCTTGGAAATCTAGTTTGTTGGCTACCGGCAAAATAGTTTTGACTATCTGTTGATACAATGTGGTTTGGACGAAATCCCCAAGGTGCATCTTCGTTCAACAAGTCAACATCTCTGCTCCAAGTTACCGGTTTTTCGATGATAACAGGTAACGGATCCTCGGACATATTAACAGTTAAGGCAACACTACCGTTGTTGTTTTCTAATGGATCAATCATTTCGACATAGACTACTTCATAGACCACTGTGTTTGTTCCTGTGAGTTTTGCCTCGGCAGTTTTTACGCTGCCGAATTTAAAACGTTTTTTCTTATGATTTCTGCCCATGGCTTCCATATATCTAGCAGCATCAAGAGTTTCGATACCACCGTATATTATCATTTTTAATGTTTTTTGTATACCAAAATTACTATCTCCTAATCTGTAGATTAAATTAGGATCAAAGATATTAGTATCGTTAATAAAGTCTGCAAATATTTCTCGTTCAGTTTGTTTTAAGAATGGTTTTACAGAAATGTTACTATAGAGTTTATTATTAGGCGTATCAATAGTCAGTGTAAATGTTTGATCTAATTGACTGAATAAAAATTGATCTCTTGCTCTAACTGTAAATTCATATTCTCTATCAAATGTTGTATCGTTGGCATCTAAGATAAATGCATTATTATCAAAGGTAATAATACCTGGATTGCCCACAGTGCCAAATTGATTGACTTTACCTATGAGTTGTCCGTCAAGACTTAGTGTTAATCCTGGCGGAATTGCCCCGTCTAACAGTTGATATATGACAATGGCATTGGGCACTGTTGTCGTTGCTTCGATGGCCAGAGTTGAAACAATATTGGCGTTGATGGTTCCGAGGTTACTGTTTGTGAGAAATTTAATAGTGCTGTCAACTTCTCCTAAAATATCTACAGTAAATATTCTTCTAGCATTGGCACTTTCATTATTTGTAAAATATCTAGTTGCATTGATAGTAAAATTGTAACTAATGGTAATTGCTGGTTGATAGGGAACGTTGCCAAATACTTCACCAGTAGTGGCATCGAAGGTCATACCTGGAGGCAACACACTGTCAGTGCCTATTAATATTTGTGTATTGTTAGGAACAGTAACAGCTAGGTTAGGAGATACTCCCAGTCTATATGTGCCAGTGCTAATTTTAGTTACACTTGTAATAGTGTATATCTGACTAGTTCCTATAGACAGTGTATCGCTTAATCTAAATCTTAATCCTGTAGTAGGAATAGCAGTGGCATTTTTAATTCTTAAGTATTGATCACCTTCTCTGTTTTCGTCAGTGCTGACTCTAACAGCCAAACTTTCAATTTCGGGATTAACTACTTCTAATGAATAATATGCCTGTGGCAGTCCTGGGATAGCATCGTAGGTATCTAACAAATATGTTTGATAGTTGTTGGCTCTGCGCAGTCCAAGATAGTTAGGAGTAATCCAAATTGGAATACGAGCAAAGGTAATGTCGGCGGTAAACACGCCTGACCCACTTTGTAACACAGTGTTATCTGATCTAAAGAAGTCGTCTCCGACTACATAAATTCTAAATTTTCTTTTGGCAACAGAGTCACCATCTGTTACGGATACAATAAATTCATAGTTTCTATTTAATTTTCTTGGCAGTGTAGTAGGACTGCTGTAATCATAGAAAATACTGTCATAGACATAGCTGTCATAGCCGTTGGTAGATCGTTGGCCAAAGTCAAATGCAACACTGTCGTATAACCCAGTGTCAAACGATCCGCTGCCATCGCTACCGGTTACCACTAACAACGGTTGAATGAATCCAGTGACCCTTCCAGTCTTGGTTAAAATTAAACCTGGAGGTAATTCTCCGTCACCGCTGGATATAAAATATTTCAAACTTTGACCGGCTGTAGTATCAAAGTCAATAGCAGCCATTTGAAAATCTACAAAACTGCTATCTAAAATATAATACGCATCGTTAGGTCCTACAGGCAGCAGTCCCTCATTGGTTTGCCATGTTGGTGCATCTTCACCAGTGATAGTTATCTTATATGTTCTATCAGCAAATGCTGTGCCTAGTTTTGCTCTTATACAAAACTTAAATTCAGTTTCTCTAGGCACTTCAAATGGTGTGCCTTTGATATGATCTGCATCTATACGCAGACCCGGCGGCAAGTTTCCTGAAATTACAGAAAAAGTTAACCCTGTGCTGTCTTCAAAGTTGTCCTCGTAGGTAACCGGCAATGGAATATCTAGCGGAGTTCTTTCTGCTATTGTTCCAAAGCTGTAGTTACTTTGCTCGGTCCATATTTCTAAAGGCATTGTTATGTCCTTCTAATTCTAGTTCTAGGATAAACTGATCCAGATGTGGGTCTTTGTTTAAAATTAATCTTGGGAAATGTATTTCCTGAAGTTGCACGTTCTTTGTAGTAGTATAGAAATTTATTAGGTGCACCTTGTAGGTCTTGAGCATCAGTTGGGCCGCCACTGGTAGCAGTTAATTGACTACTCTTGGCATATGCTATGATATATGCTTTGGCCTCTTCTTGCTTCATTCCGGGATAAACTTCGAGAGCGCAGGCCAACACACCAGCAACCTGAGGACTGGCCATTGAGGTTCCACTATACTTACCTAGATAATATGCACCGTTTCTTGAATCACCAGTTCCGCTAGGTAATGCACTTATAATATAAGTTCCGGGCGCCCAGATGTCTACACCTGGCCCGCAATCGCTGTATTGCACTTTTTGATCAGTCTGTATGCTGTCCACGGACCCAACACAGATATTAGGCAGATCAAACCCGCCGTTGGCGGTAGTGTCGTTGGCAGTGGGGCTGGTGCCACGCATATAGTAATAAGGTTGTGCCACACTGCCTGGATATCTCACAGACATTTCAAAAGTGTTGTTCCAATCTAATCCTCCGGGAACATCGTGTTTCCATCTACCGTTGCCGGCAGCACCTACAGTGACAATGCCTTCGTCTATGGCATCTTCAATGTCGGCATCTAATGCCGCTACCCTTGCTGGAATACGTTGACCGCTGATAAATCCCCAAGTGTTTAATTGCTCTGTGGTAAATCCCGAACTGGTGGTCTTAGCATTGTTTACACCCACTTGTAGGTCTATCTGCGCCGGTGTTGCTTCGTAGAAAGTATACTCGCAGACCATGCCAGGACTGCCCAGTGTTCCTGATGTTGAGGCATTACCTTCCATTCTAATTCTATAAGTTCTATTTGGCGAAGTGCCCGCTACTCCGTGATATATTCTTTGAACGGAGTTGTCTCTAGCGCACCACATAATTTTTGGCAAGTTGGGATTAGCTACACTAACCCCGCTCCATACAGTTGACCCCGATCCGAATGTTAGATAAAAATTAGTTCCTGGAAATACATTTGTCTGCGGACCACCTAGAAAATTAACAGTAAAGGGCAAACTAATATTCCAAAACCCATCGTCATTGTTGCCAACTGTTGGCGTTGTTACTACAGTTAGTCCTGCGGTAGATCCTAGACTAGGTGTGATTGATGATACTGTGGCGGCTTCAGCACCAGTGGCCACTGTGACTCTAGTGCTCATAGCCACGGCAGTTAACGGACTGGCTACTTCGCCGTTGACTAGTGTTGTATTGTAGGTAATGGTATACACTGCTGTATTCGGTAAAGACACAGTTTGATTTATGGTTAATTCAACATCCCCACCTTCGGACGACGATGTCGGACCTTGCGTGTATGTTGCAATAGTAGATGCACCCTGTGTGACAGTTACTCCTAATGTCAGTGTAGTAATACCAGTTATTCCTCCGGATGCTACATTTGAAATCAATGCAACAGTGCAAGGACCTTGCACTGTAACTGCATACGTCGAGGCCGGCGCCACAAGTGATGCTAGATATACTTGCCCACCCTCTGCAGTCCAAGTTCCTGGAAATGATAAAATATTTCCTGCTCCGGCAGGTGGTGGGCCCGAAGTGGTAATTCTGTTACCAAAATTTTCAAATCCTAATAAATCTGCCAATCTACTATTGGCATTACAAACTCCGCTGGTTCCCAAATATGTAGTTGCGCCAACATTGGGTGTGTATCTAGTTCCTCTGTATGTCACCGCAGTAATGTCGGTTAGTGCCCAGTCACTGGGGAAAATACTCATACCCCAACTGTTGTTAACTATGGTTGGATTTTTTCTTCCAGTAACACCGTTGATAGATTTATTTGCGTGAAATTGTCTGATGTAGTCAAACACATAGGGAAATGTGTAGTCAGCGTCGTCACCAGCCAAGTAATATAGATTATAAATGTTAGAATCTCTAGCCCAACCCTGTGTATTGCCTGCTACTGTGCCAGCAACGTGTGTCGAATGACTGCCTGTTCCGTAGCTGTATGTTCCGGAACTTGTTCCTTTGACAGCAAGATTATGTTGAAACCAATTATATTGATTTGTTCTATTAGAACCGGTGCCGTCTGCGTTGGCAGTAAATTCTGGATGATTCCATACTAGACCGTTTTCATCGCAGATAACAACGTCAACATTCTTTCCAGTCTGTGTTAAAGTAACAGTGCCAGTTTGTGCCGCTGTTCCTGAACCATTGCCTTGATAGCCGGTGCCACCCCAACCTGCTCGTTGGCTGCCTTCTGTGCAACGTAACAACCCCCAGTTTTTCATAACACCCGATGCAGACGTAGACTTATCCCAGTTAGAACTGGTCTGCGTATATGCATTAACACCTGCGCTGATGCCTAATTCTTTAGGATGTAGAGTCACGGTTTTAATTCTAGGATCTTTGGTCAGCTCGCCGGCTTCCCATTCTGTTAACAAATACACTGTATTTCTACTAGATGGTCTACGATCAATGCACAATACATCTCGAGTGATATCTAATCCCGGGGGAGTTTTGCCCAGCGATTCTAATTCATCATAGATGGCTGTGAGATCTTCACTGTTTTCAACAGTTACTATATATCGTTTAGTAGTAATATATTGAAGTAATGACATATTAAACTTCTATTGTTAATATGGTCAGTGTTACAGTTATAGTGGCAGTGCCGCCAGTTTTATTTGTTACCGCGGCATAAATTTCAGTAACTGGACTAGTTTCGTTGTTAAATCCCAGTGTGCCAGGACTGATTAAAATAGTCTGTGCTGCTGTGGTAATTACCTCAGCAACTACTCCGGCTCCGGCAGCTGGATCAACACCTTCTGCACGACTGGCATCGGCAGTTCTACTACTAATATCAGTATATAACCTCACCCATGCAGCTCCAGTAGTTTGTATTTTATATAATACATATCCTTTGGCTGCTCCAGTAAAGGTTACGTTACCTGTAGCTGAGTCGGCTAACGATGCTGTGGTCACTGCCACGGTGCTTCTTGCTTGTAATCCTGCGCCGCCGCCGCCTGTTTGTGCTATCCAATTTAGTGTGCCAGAACCGTCAGTGCTTAACACATAACCAGCAGTTCCGTCTGCACCTGGCAATGTCCAGGTTACGTTAGCTGACACAGTGCTAGGGGCTTGAAATGCTACATAGTTTGAACTGTCACTGTCGGCAAATCTTAAATCGCCTTGTGAATTAAGTTGAAGGTTACCTGAAGTTAAAGATAACACAGTTCCACTAATTGGTTGTATAGAATTAATTTTCCAAATACCAGCAGCACTTAGTTCTGCTCTAATAGCACCGACAGTTCCGTTGTCAGTGGCAAAGCTAAGTTTAGTAGGTATATGACCAGTTACAGGAGCTCCTTCAACAACGGCACTAATTGAAGCACCGCCTGCTACATTCGTGCCGTCCCATCCAGTGAATGAAATATCGGCAAGATCGTCGCCGTTTAACACAACAGTAGGTGATGCGGCTGTTCCCCTTGTTCTGTAGAATGAAAAATTAACAGCATCGGTGGTTGCATGATGCTGTGCAAATGTCAAACCAGCACCGAGCCCAGTTGCGTAGGTATTTCTTGTAATGTAAATGTTGCCATCGATTGAATTAACACCGCTACCGAAACTGGTAATTGTTGATGGACTGATATTGAGCTCGCCGGTTTTAGTTATATTTCCTGTAGAGGTAATAGAAAGATTTCCGTGCAGTTTAACAAGGCCTGTGCCATCGGGATTGATAAGAACATCGCCATTATTTGCGCTAATAATTCCCCATCCGTTTACATCTAAACCACCGCCAAGTTGTGGACTAGTATCTTCAACAACATTATTAATTCCTCCCCCACCACCTGATATGATATTACCACCAGCAGTAGAGCCGTCACCTATATAAACTAATTTAGTATCGGTGGTGTAAATCAATTCCCCAGCAGCCGGAGTTATAGTAGTCCGTGTTCCCGAAGTTCCTCGTCTTAATTGTAAAGCCATTTTGATATCCTAAATATTAAAAAGATCCTAGATCTAGTGTAAACCCTGCCGGGCTAGCAAATGTTCCAAAGTCTAAATTGCCACTACCTCCACCACCTCCACCACCGACAGAACTTATTACGCCGCCGCTGATAGTGATAGTAGTGCCATCCACTCTAACACCACCCAACACAGAAGTTGTTGCAGTGGGTAATACATATGCATCACTGGCATTGGCCAAGGCTGCCCATGCACCACTGTGTGCAAAATACATCTTGCCATCTGCATGACTATGTGCTATAGCACCGTGATAGGTAGTAGCACTTGGAAAAGCTGCCTGATTGGCATAGTAGAATGGTATAACTGATCCCACCGCTGGTGCTGTGATTGCACCTGTATCGCTGATAGTTACTAAACTGTTTTGACTTAACTTTCCAGTTGTATTATCAAATCTCATTATAGCATTGTCTGTGGCACTGGCTGGTCCAAACACATCACCGCCAGCCGGAGGAATCCACAGCAATTCACCTTGACCGTCAGTGCTTAGTAGATAGCCGTTGCTACCTCCTGGTATGACCAAGTCAGTGACGGTGTTGACAGTGATAGAACCATCAACAGTTAAATTTTGTCTTACAATAGCATCACCGGTAATGTCAATGTCATTGCCGAATACAGTTAGTCCCGAAGCATTGCCGATGTCAACTCTGATAGCGGCTTGACCCATAAGCACATAATTAGCAACTTCATTGAATACATAAGCACTGCTATTGGTAGTTTTCAATCTACCATTGTTTGTGATAACAATGTCGTCGTTGACCTGTAGTTCACCGGCAACTGTGGTAAGCCCTGTTGTTTTACCAATGTTTAAAAAGTTCGCCGCAGCGGCAAGATTTACTGTGGTAGCAGTGGTATTAACTAAATTAAAAGTTCCAGCAGTGGTTGTTAGATCCCCGCCGTTGACAGCAACATCGCCACCTACGACCGTGTCACCAGTGCTGGTCATAGAACCAGTTATGTTGACGTTACCTGTTCCGGTGACGTTAAAACTGTTTAATACTAGATTTCCGCCCAATGCTGGTGCAGTATCTCTAGTGATATCGATTAAACTAGACAGTGTAATTTGACTAGATGTGCTAGTAATAACCATGTCTGTGCCGGAAACTAGACTTTTTAACTGTAGATTATCACCAGATTTACTGGAATAAACTCCTGCGCCTGACCCTAGATTAACTGCGTCTACTGCGCTGGTAAGATCTAAAAATGCAAAATTAGCATTGACTTTTTCAAAAGCTGTGCGTAGGTCGGTTCCTGGAGTAATTGTTTGAATTGTCATAAT